GTATAAGCGGATGTGCCTCGTGTGACCTGGAAGTCGTCTGTGAGCGGCACAGGTGTGGCAAAGATATCAACTGAATCAGGGCCTTCTGGCAACCAGTAATACTGGCTGAAGTTTACAAATTTGTCAAAGTCTACAAAAGGATCCCAACTGTAGTATTGGCTGGTAAACAGTCGATCCTGGCGTGTGGTGTTGCCACCTTTGACAGCAATAGAATCGATCAGTCCTGGGTATGTCAATGCTCCAGTCACTGTGTTGGTGTTAGGCTCAAGGAACACAGTGCCCGGCTCAAGTTGATAATCTGTGCGAGTGCGGGTGGGTTCCAACACATAGTTGTCTTCGGGGTTTACTCCCGGACCAAGACGACGACCAATGTAGCCTTGTGTGGGCTTGAGTTTGGGATCCTGCACCAACTGATCCAATGTGGCGTGCAGGAACTGCCTATTGGTATTGGTCCTGAATATCTCAGGCAGGAAATCTACTGTGCGTATTCTAGTCGTAGCCATGTTTAAACAACACCACTGTTAGGAGCAGTTCTCAATTCGCTGGATGTCAGCGCATCAATGACCTCAATGTCATTGACCGTGGCAGCATTCACAAATATCTCATTGGCTGCACAGCGTATTTCAAATAGATCGCCAAAACTCTTGAGAGGATCTTGTGGCACCAACACCACGGTAGAAATGATATCTCCTAGTTCTTTGTGTAGATAGGCTGCCAACTCAGAGAAGAAAAAGGTCAAGCCAAAATCCCATTTGTCTATGGTAAAGTATTCATTGAGCGCGGCCACCACACGACTCTTTATCTCACTCACCGACACCACTGAGTTGTTGGCGCGGATCACTTTCAGCGTGGCTCGCAGTTCAGGGTCACTCTTTAGACCAAACAAAGGTTTGAATACCACAGAGTTAAGGATCACGTTGTCAGAAATCATTTTGTATCTTTGCAAACTGTTGTATGCTGTGGACAGTTCGTCGATGGTAGGAGGGCTGGGCTCGGGTATAGTTCCAGTGGAGTCTTTGATATAATTTTGATAGGCATTGTAGTAGGCCGTAGTTACCACATAGATGTCGATGATGTTGCTTGATCCAGGGTCGATGCGACGGCTCAATGGTGCATTGTGTCTGTATTGGAAATACAACCCCTGGCGACCGACCCTAGCTATCAATGAATCAATTTGGGTCAGAGTGCGCACGCCGTTGAAGGCCACGTTTAATTCGTAGAACAAGCCCGCAGTGTAGGCGTAGAAGAATTGTCCGTCACCATATTCGGCCTTGGCCAACTCAATCTGATCCAAGGTGCCATACTCGCTGACCACTGCTCCAGCTGCCAACGGTAAAAATCTCTCAAGGTTATCAAAGTCCACGGTGCGCTGGAAGAACACATATTTCTGTGTGGGATTCACATTGGGTGCGACCAGTGTCTGGAAGTAGTCAGGATCGTCGGCCACGCCGTCGTTGTCGCTGTCTCGGAAACTGATGCGCACTTCAAAATCGTTGACAAAACCATCGGCCTGCACGGGTTGTCCAATGATGTCCATGACAATGTCAGAATTCTGCGGCAGGCTCACGTCTGGCAAGTTATTGGTCTTGAGAGAATTAATGAAGTCATTGATCACTGTGCCAGTGCGTGGATCATATACTTGCTGTGTGCCGTCGTAGAAAAATCGTGTCTGAAGGATACTGCCCCAGAATCGTTGCAGGCTGCGGCTGGTCACTGTGTATGTGACGCCGTCGGTTTCAAACGCTACCAACCAAGAATTATCAAGATTCTGGCCGCTCTGATCTTGTGCATAGGTCAGGCTGAAAGTGGTTGCAGGGTTGAGGTTGTTGGCAGTGATCACATACCATTCTTGGGTGAGATTATCAAATCCTAGACCAAAATTACGATACAATTCTATCTGCTCAGTCATTGACTGCTCTATGCTGGTAGGCAAGTCTGTGATAAACGTGGCGATGACCTGCGTGGCGATAGCACCTGTGGGTATAAAATCGTTCAGCACCACCGGTCCTTCACCGGATGGCAAATTGCCTGTGCCAAAGTTTGTGCCGTCCAACAATACCGCACTCACTGTGGCCCAAAGAACCACCTTGTCATTGGGTTGAGATGGCAGTCCTAGTTTGAGTCGATTGTTGGGATCAAAATAATATCCTGCCGGCGGTACGAACTTGACCAATGCGCCGCGATCGATATATTTCTTGTTGTCGCTGGTATTGGCGCCAATGGGTGCGGGTGCGCCACTGCCGATGAATTCAAAGTAACCCGTCGTTTCGTTGGCCTGTGTGGTGCTTTGTTGCCACTTGAGACCGATAGGAATGAGACTGGGGCGAGGGAAATAGTTGTAATAAAATTCCAGCATGCCTCGGCTGGCCAACACCGGCTCTACTTCGTTTATGATTACGTTTGCGATATCATTTTTGTCAATGAATGTAAAAGTAAAACTGGGGCTGGCAGAATTTTCATAGATCAATCCGTCGCTACCAAACACATTGGTCGAAGAGTATTTGCCTGTGATATCTGTAAGGTCGAGATATCGGCTGGTGCCAATGGAACTGCGATTGACTGCTTTGGATTTGATAATGGTTCCGAACAGCGTGAACGGTAAGTTGCTGTAGTCTTCGCCGTTGACCATCCGGTTTTGGGTGTAGTAACGTGCTGGTGCACGTTCTTTTATGGCACCAATGGGTTCGCGTGTGGCAGCGTTGCTGACTGGTTGGCTGAGTCCGCAAGTGAACGTAATAGTTTCCAATCTACCACTGCGGCTGGTGTAGCCGATGGAAATTTGAACAGCCTGCATTTCTTCAGGATTGATGATGTATTGCAAACCATTGGAGGCACGCACATATGAGCGGAAGGTTCCTACTGGAATCTCAGAAAATACTCCGTCACCAAAATTTAGATCGATCTGATCGTTGGTGCGGCTTGACACTGAGAAAAACTTTCGCACATTTGGCCCCAGTTGTTCCACAGCGGCCGCATAGATACTTTCTACCTTGGTCCATTCCTGTGAGATCTGTCCTACGTCGTCCAGTTGATAGAGCCACACATCTTCGTTGTTGATACCCTCGATGTTGACACTGACCACACGATTGGAAATACGTTCGCCAAGATTGAAGTCTTGATTCTGCAGACTGCCTTGTTTGAAATAAAAGAAAAATCCTGTGCTAGGGCTGGCAAAGCCCAAGCGATCGTTGCGGAACAGCACGTTGAATATGCCCGACGGTCTTGGCGCGGGCTCATACACATAGTCTCGATCCTGGAAGGTAGAACTCACTGCCTCAAACGTCATTGATGTACCGTCTACTGTGGAAGTGAAAGGAACCACGGGTAAGTAGCCAGGCACGAGGTTAAGGCTGTATTCCGATGTTTCCACGCCCAAAATGTTTTTGGTGGCCCCGGGTTTGCCAAAACGCTGGCTGTCAACCAAGGCCGCATTGACGATGACTGTGAATTGCTCCTGCCAAGATACGTTGGTAGGATCGTTCCAGTTGACAGTGACTCCAGAAAGATTCACACCATTGTAATCTATGACATTTTCCGTGGTTGATACGTTGAACACTTTGAGATAGCCTTGCGCTTCTTCATTGCGCTTGGGTGTGTAACTGACCAGCTCGGCCAACTTCACCACTGAATCTCTGCGCTCTGCTGTGTCTATGAAGTTTTCACGGATGTTTAAATCATTGCGGAAGGCCAGGGCCTGACCCATGAAAGCCATGACATCCAAGAGAGCCACGAACTCTGATGATTCAATGTAGTCATTGAAATTTTCCGGGTAATAGATACGGATGTAGTCGATGAAACTCTTGCGCAGAGTCTCAAAATCGTAACTTTGGAAATCAGCTTCACGATAGGTAGTGTAGATTCGTTTCCAATCTTCTACACCAAATATCGCTGTTTGTCTAGTGGTCTTGGCCATAATACCTTCCGTTTGAGTATTTATGGTTTAGAAAAACTGGGTAGTTTTAGACGTAGGAGGCAGTGCGTGTTTGCTGGTCAAAAAACACAGCCAAACGCTGGGCGTTTTGCCCTTGCACAGTCTGGATTTCCAGTTCGACCAAGATACCATTGACCTGTGGATAGGCGTCGGCTGTGGTGAGATAGATGCGAGGATCTTGTCCCACAATCCTTTGCAGTTCTTGGAGCACTAACTCTGCGGTAGATTCAGTCTGGGGCTCAAATACCAAGTTCCACATAGTGGTTCCTACGTCAGGACGCCCCACTTTTTCACCCTGACGTATGTTAAGGTAGTTTAAAAGATCGCGCTTGATCAGTTCAAAGTCGACCAAGGTGAACTTTTTGTATTGATTGATAGTATTGAATCCGATGAATGTAGGCATGTCAGTATTTAAGCCGCGGCAATGGGTGGTAATCCACGACGAGCACGTTC